TCTGACTGAGCGTATTGGTTACGCGGTCGCGTATCAGCAAGACCACCGAACACGTGGGCGAGGTGCCATTGGGAACAGAAGCGGAGCCTTTCCCGGAAACGAGAAACGGGCCATCCGGTGCCGCAAAATCCGATCCGGTCAGCACGAGGGCCTCTGCTATCGTCAGGCTGCCACCAGCGCCTGTGTCGCTCACATAGTCGGTGACCGCGCCGTTGGCGATCTTGAGGCGATCGACCGACAGGCTTCCGATGTTAGCCGACGTGGCGACGAAATTGTTTGCGACAACATCTCCGATCATCGCCCAAGTCACCGTCAGATTGTCGAAGAACCCAGCGGTCGCCGTCAGCGCCTCGACATCGATATTGTCGGCATCAAGATCGCGAATGCGGGCATTGTTGATGTAAGCCGTACCGCTGGACGCATCGAACAGCGTAAGGACCGTACCATCGGGCGCGGTGATGACCGTTTGGTTCGCGGCCAAAGCAAGGCGCCCGACGCCTGTCATGCCATTCACGTCGACGAACAGGCCGGCCTGCACGAAGCCGGCAACACCCGAGGCATATCCAGCAAGAGCGATACGGGTATAGCCGCCGCCAGGATCGGCCGCGCTCTGAAACCGGATGCTACCGCCCGCTGAAACATCGTCCACGCTGGTTTCCACGGCCAGGATGGCATCGGCATTGGCGCTGATCAGCCCGCCCTGCGTTGTGACCACTGTGGAGATCGCGCTGAGCCCGCTGGCAAGGGCAGCATTGCCGGTGACCGGGTCGTTATAGGATGTCTCCAACACCTCAACGCGCTGCGTGACCGCCGTTAGCTTCCCGTCGACCACGCCGACGGCGGCGGTGATGGTGCTGTTGTAGTCGGCCTTGAGATCGCCAGCCGTCGCGGTAAGCGACTGTCTGACCTGCTGGAAGGTATCGAGGTTCGTGCCGGCCTGGTCCTGCAGGCGCACGACGACGGACTGGATATCGTCGCGAACCTTGGCGTTGCTCTGCGCCGTCCAGCGGAAGAAGTCGCGAACCTCCGCCTTGAACTCCGGCATACCGAAGGAGTCCGGGAAGACATAGTCGCCGTTGATGCCGACCTGCGGCACGTCCTCGGGATCGAAGGTTTTGACGGTCCACGGACCGGGCTGGGCGCCGATTGCGGCAACGCGCAGACTGAGAACCTGTGGCAGGACTACGACGGTGAAGCGGTTCGCCGTGCCATCGTATACGCGTGTCCATGTCTCGCCGCCATCATACGAGACTTCGGCCACATAACTGTCGGCGCCCGGAGCCGGCCGCCACATCGCCTCAAGCTCTAGATCGGCTACGCCGGCATGCAACTCGGCATAAAGACCAAGAACCAATGGCCGCGAGGCAATCGAGGGTGGCAGAGTCGGTTCCGCCCATGGCGAAGGCATGGTTTCGGTATCGTCGGCCGCATAGACCTCGGGCGCATCAACGACGCAGAGGACATCAACCTTGCCGTCGCCATTCGGGATCGCAGAAACGATCAGCCCGTCAAAGGGACGGGTTTCGCCATCGCAGAGCAAAACCGTTGCCGGTTCCTCGCGGTCGTCGGGCAGGATGTCGTCGAGATTGCCCATGGCCGCTTCGACGACGGCGAGATCGCTTGCATTCAGCGTTATCGCGCGACCGCTGATGCTGTCGACAAGACATGGCCCCCATTCCCGGCCATCGTAGCCCCTCAAGATGACGTAGGCATCGCCGGCAGGGGCATCGAGGTCGCGATCGATGGTAAGCACCGCGCCCGCTCGATCCGCCAGCGCGGCAGTTGCGACGCCCTCGATGAACGGATGTTGCACGAGCACCGGATCACCGCGGACGAGCAGTTTGCCTTCCCAGTCGGCAGTAAACGAGACGAACTCGCGCTGATAGGCGTTGACCGCCGCGTCGGTGACGCCCTCACGCCATGACTGGTCGTGATTGGTGATGCCGAACTGCTCTACCTTCTGCGGCTGATCGGCGCCGATGGAGCCGATCGAGCAGACGACCTCGCGCGTGTCCCAGACGGTCTCATCGAGATAGGATGTCGTGACGCTGTCGGGCTTTTCGTCATCGAACAGCACCAGCTTATGCTGGAAGCTGCCACGCACCACATTGCGTGGCGAAAAGACCGCCCGCTTGATGGCCTTGGGCTCAAGACGATTGAAGCCGATCTTGCCGGCGATGCGAACCGGCGCTGCCCGACCGGCGCGCAGGATCGCCCGCAAAGCCTCACCGGCCGTCCATGAGCGGTCGAATATGGCATTGAACGTGTCGCCCCGCGCGCTCCACGTCGAGGCGAGAGTCGCCAACGACGTCAAGTCATACTGCAGTTCGGATAGCCCAAGGCCGTAATCGGTGTTGCGCAGCAGGTCGGCCGCCGACCAGGCGATCGAACGTGTCGCCTGCTCGATCCACGCTGTACCGTTCCATACCGGCAAGTGCCGGGTCGCGATGACCTTGATCTGCGACGACGAAGCCTGCGAGAGCTGTTCGTTGGCCTTGGCTCGCATCGCCAGCAGCGTGCAGTTCGGCGGCGTCACGAAGCCGGTGAGGTAGCCCCTGAGACCGGTCCAGACGACGGTATCGACGGCATTGCTGTTGTCCGACGAGAAGGCCTGCTCGGAGAGGAACTGCGCCTCGTACCGGCCATCCGCGACATTTACCGCTTTGGTGATGCGCTGCGGCGTGCGCGTCGCATAGGTGATGGTTTGCCGAAAGATGTCAGTCCAGCCGCCGATTGCGACCCCGTCGTCGTCGATCTGTCGATACTGTGCGCGCAGTTTCACCGATTTGTTGGCGACGCCGCGCTTGTTGGTCGTGTAGAGGCCGCCAGGCAAAGCGAAATCGGTCGCAATACGGTTGATCGTCGTGCCGGCGGCGTTGATGACGAACGGACCAAGCACACCGGGTGGATCGGGAACCTGCTGGCCCGCAACTTCCGTGGAGGTGACGACGTTCGCCGGAAACAGCGTCACATCATCGCCGGGCTGCACGATCTGGAAGGTGATGTCCGAGTAAGTACTGGAATAGCCGTCAGTCGAATTCCATGCCTCGGTTTCGCCGATATCGATACGCTCGATCTCCGCCTTGCCGGCGGTGATGGCGAAGAGCTGATAGAGGTATTGATCGTTCCCCTGATATTCGGAATAGGGGCGCGAGGCATAGCGCGGCGGGAAGCGCAGCCGGCCGTAAAGCACCGGCAGCACATCGAGCGGCGCGGCCTGGTTGTTGGCAGCGTTCGCCGAATAGACGGCCTCGGCCTGTTCTGCCGGGGTTTGTGCCGGCGTTAGCATGGTGTTGAGCAGCAGGGAGCCGCCCGCCAGCAGTGCGGCCGAAACAACGCTCGATGCAAGTGCCGACCCAGCAAAGAAAGAGGTTGCGACCCAGCCGCCGATCATCGGCGCGGCAACACTCAGCGCCAGGGCGGCAACAAGCCCGACGATCTGCTTGGTGTTGTTGTCGCCGCCACCACGGGGAACCGCAACGAAGGCGATCACCTCGCCCGGGCGCACGACCCGGACCGCCCATGTGCCGCGCATTACCGGCTCGCCATCCATCACGGCAATGGTTGGTAGTCGGAAGGCAAGCTCATGCTCCGCGATGATCTCGGCCACCGTCATCGGACGCGCGAGTGGGATCACCCGTTCCGGGTCGCCGAACGGCCCGGTCATCAGGACAGCGCGAGCCGCCCCGTCAGCCATGTGAGGGTCGAAGAACGTCATGGATGCTCCGAAGGACTAGACCGGAACGTGGTACCGGAAGCGCCGCCAGCCGACGGCCTGCAGGGTCGAGATCGTGTCGACGACGACGCCGACGGTTTCGAGCGCATGGACGATGATGCCGCCGTCTTCGGCAAGCCAGGTGCCCAAATGATAGCCCTGTAGGTGTCGCGCCATGGTGATGAGGCAGCCATCAACAGGTGTCTCGATCTCATGCCAACGTGACCGTTCGGAATGCACGGCAATCGCAGCGGCAATGGCGGTGCGGCCGGCCTCGCCCGGCATCTGGAATTCCGGCATGTCACGGTCGAACAGGCGCTTTTGCAGGATTCTCGCCGTGCTGTAGCAATCGACGGCTTCCGGCCCCTGAGCCCCGAGCCGATATGGCGTGCCGACCAGGCCATTGATGATGCTGCTGCGCTCACTCATGCGCTCGCTCCAAATAGGCCGGGGAAGTCGTCCCGGCTGAATATCCGGCGCGGAAATCCCTTGTTCAACAGATCGACGAACGTTGCCTGCCCTTCGAGCCGCAGAAGGGTGGCGGTGACGACACGCATGGTGAGCTGGTCGATAATGAGATCGGGCGGCCCCGAGACCGAATAGACGCCGGTAGAGACATTTCGGGTCGCTACCCACTCCCTATAGATGACGGCAGCCGATGCACGAATGCGTGCCGCCGCCTGCAGCTTCGGCCAGACCGAACGCGACACGTTGTCGATCGCCATGTTGAGCGTGCCGAAGCTGGTCTCGGACTGCTCGGGCATCGTCACCTGCATAGCCAGCGGCTCGAAGGTCTTGGTCTCGCCGGCGAACAACGGCGCCGTCGCCTCATAGGTCAAATCCCATGAGCGATCGTCGAGCGCCACCCGAATGGAATCGGCATTGCCAGAACCATCGACGAAGGCTGGATGGATGAGCTCAAGCGTCGAGACGACATAGTCATCTGCCGGCGCCGAGGCATAGGCTTCGGCTAGGGCATCGGTCCATGAAGGCATCAGTAGTCCTCGACGTCCAGATTGACCGAGACCTGGTGCATTTCGCCGGACCCGGGATTGTCCTGGTACCGCTCGACAAACGAACAGGTACGATCATCGTAATCGGCGCCGGTCCAGATCGGCATGGTGAAGGGCAGGGTGCCATCAACCAGCGTATCGCGCACAAAGGCCTTGAAGGCTGCGAATGCTGTCGGGTCCATCGGGATGATGAAAGCCAACGTCGCGATGTTCTTTGTCGTCGAGCGGCGCCGGCGTTGCTGCCCGTCGTCCATGTCTGTCGCGAGCGGTGCCCGAAACGGATCGGCTTTGATCGATCCGACGAGAGCCTCGTACGGAATGGTGGAGGGCCATGCGATCGCCATCAGTGGCCCCTTCTCTTCATGCCGAACGCCGCAGCCATCGCGCCATCCATCTTGCCCTCGGCAATAGCGGTATTCACCGTGCCAACGACGATACGCGCGATATCGACATTGCCTTGACGCGACATGGTCGCCTGTTTGGCTGCGACGCGTTCCCCGCCCTGGTTGTAGATTTCGACGCGCAGTGACCGATACCCGCCATTGTCGTTTGCCTGATTCTGATTGGCGACCTGCACGCCCAGCTGACCGCGGCTGTTGCGGCCGAGCGGCATGATCGCCTCACCAGGTTCGCCAGTTTCGCCCATCAGCCCGATGCCGTTGGCGAACGGGAAAAGCGTCGGCCGGTTGACGATGGTGTTGGCATACGCGTTGAGGCCCGGGGCGGCAGAGAATGCATTGCCGTTGGCGCTGCCGACGGTGCGCAGTCCGGCCCAAGGATCGCCCACGCCTGATGCCAGTGTCTGGCCGCCGCCGTTGAAGGCATTCCAGCCGAAGTTCCAGAGCGCATCAGCAATGCCGCTCAACGCCTTGTCGGTCAGCTTGTTGATGAGGTTGCTGGCAGCTTGGGTAACGGCATCGAGGGCAGACTTCGCTACGTCACCGAAGTTCTTCCATTCCGGCGCTGCCTGACGCAGGTAGTTCAGCGTGTCGGAGAAGAACCCGCGCGTTGCGTCACGCCCGGTGTTGTACCGGTCGACCATTTCGGCCGTCTGCACCTCGACCTGCGCCATGGCGGCGCCATAGGCACGAAGCTCGGCCGTCTGTTTCGGCGTCAGTTCGATATTGCTGTTGGCGGCCTGGTTCAGCAGCTCCTGCGTGTGGAGAAAGGCACTGGCCTGCTGGTCCGTCATGCCCAGCACCTGAGCCTGCAACTGCGTCTGGCCGATGCTCTGCTGCGTTGTCCGTATCAGGCGCTTATAGGCATCCTCGGCCTTTTCAACGTCGGTCTTCGGCGTTCGGTGACTGGCATTAAATTCGCTTTCTTGGCGATTGATGCCGGCCATCACACTGTCGAATTTCTGCTGAGCAGCGTCGCGCAGGATTTGATCGGTCGATTTATCCATCGCTTTGTTCAGAGCGGCACGGGCATCGTCCCTATCTTTGTCGAACCGCGAGCGAAAATCCGGCATCAGGTCGTCAAGCGACTTCATCGCCTCGTTGTAGCCCTGCATTTGCAGGTTGATCCGCACCTCAACTTCAGAAGGCAGATTATCCAAGGCTCGCTGCGAAGCCCCGACCTGATCGGCGAATTCACGGGCGATATCCACGTTCGCCAGCATCTCCTTGGCAATATTTGCCAGGACGCTTGATGGATCGTTCGCAATGAACGTCTTCAGCAGCAGCGCAAGACGATCGAGGTCCGGATTGGCCTGGTTTGCTGCCTGCTGAATTTCAAGGAAGGCGTCCCGCTGAGCCCTTGCAGCAGGAACGCCTTGAGTGATGGCGACTTGGCTGAAGGCCTGTTGGGTGAGCGCGGCAGCGGCATAGTTGTTCCTCACCCTGTTCAGCGCCGCCGAAAGCCGCTCCTGAGCCGATACAACGTCACCCTGTAGGCCAAGCTTGACCTCTCCCTCGGGCAGCTTCGCAGCCTCCTCACGATAGCGGTCCGCTGCCGCTTTCGCGTTGTCGTATCCGGTGAGGATTTTATCGAGCCACGCCTTGTGATCCTCCAACGACTTCGTAGCATCCTCCGTCGAGTTCATCATGCCCATCAGCGCTTGCACACCGGCAGCACCGAAACCAACGATCGCGATCGTGGCGAGATTTAGCGGGTTGAGCATCATGCCAATGGCGGTTGTCAGGCCCTGAACAATGGCGCGTGCGCTGCCCATCTGACTGAAAATGCCACCAACCTGTAGGCCCTGCTGCATTGCCAGCATCGCCGGCGCCTGGCCCGACAGCGCCATCATCGCGATGTCCTGCCCTTGGAACATCAGGTTCGTGGCGTGAAAACTGCTGTTGCTATGGATACTCGCCTGAGCCGTGACGAGGCGATTGGTTGCTGCGACCTCCTGGTCTGTGGCCTGCACCAACCGCAATTGAGCCGCCCGAACCTCTTCAATCTTCACGACCTGCTGCTGACGTAGAGCCGCCAGGGTGCGTTCAGCTTCGATGCGGGTCGTCAGGCCATTCTCGACCGCCGACGTGGTGATGCCCACAGCGCGCGCCATTTCGCGCTCCGCGGTGAGCGTGGCCTTTGCAACGGGATCGATTTTTCCGACAACGCCCTCCCACGCGCGGGCCTGACGATCGATGGCAGTCGTCGTCTGAGTCACAACGGCGATGCCCTTTTCCATGGCGGCATCAATACGAGCCTGACGATCGATGCGGCGCTGCTCGGCAGCCGCAATCCGCTCCATGGCGGCCTGATAACGAGCCTCGCCCCGCTCAGCGGGGCCAGCATCGATAACCAGTTCTGTAATGGCTTGATTTGCCATGTAGTTGCCTCGCGGATATAGGTTGCCCAGCCAGATGAAAGGCCGGGGGCGTGCGCCATGTGGTTTAAGGCGATCGTGACGGTGACCTGTGTCGCCGTGCTATTTTCGATCGGATATTACTTTTGGGATCGATATCAGACCGATCAAAAGCGGATTACAGAAGCGCGTTTTGCCGCGCTTAGGGTCGAATGCTTTGATCGCCTGGAGACTTACGTGAAGGCGCGATACGCAGGCAAAGAAACCACCGATCAATACAATTCGGTGATGGAATGCGCAGGGATAGTGACCCCAGAAGAGATCGAGGCAACAGGACAGCGACTACTTCCGCACTGAGAAACTAGTGTTGAGCGGCCATCCATAGGTCGTCCAGGTCCTCGATAATCTCGACCTCCCACGGTGCCAGACGCACGCCGGTGAAGGCGGTGAAACCGGCGATATCCGGCCATTCGATGGGTGCCGGCCCGAAACCGCCACCCTTGCGCCGCCGGAGCCGCCAGAACGTGTCCCAGAGATACCCGACCGCCTCGGGAAACGGCGGCATTGCCAGTTGGGCCTCAAGTTCGGCCCGTTTCTCCGGCTTCTTGGTGCGCTTGAGCAACCCCTCCAGATGTTCGCGGAGGGGCACGCCTTCCTCGACAGCCGATAGCTCGAAATCGCGCTCGGCAAACGCGATCAGTTGGTCGCCGAGCGCCGCGTAAAAGAGTTGTCGGCCGCAAGGAATTCCATCGCCTGCACGAACAGGTCGACCTTGCGGGGATCGGAGAGCAGCTTGCGGGCGGCATCCTGCGAGAATTCGAGCAGTTCGCCGTCGAACTTAATCGTCGGCCAGCCGACCAGGCGCTCAACCACCCAATTGATGTTGCGCTCGCGGACCTCGTCCACGTCCTCGTCTTCGGCCTTCCACTTCTTGTTGTTGGCGCGGGCCTGTTCGATCTGCCGCTCACGGTGCAGACGCTCGCGGGAAACCCGGTTGCCCTGGGCAATGGTCAGCGGATGGCCGGGGCCGGCGAAGGTCCATTTCCAGCCGGAGGCGCGACCGTTGATCACGACGTCCATTTCGGCGGTATCGGCCGCATCGAAATCGGAAGAGCTCAGCTCGAGCATTGCGGGCTTGTCCAAGATCACTTCTCCTTGGTGGCGGTGACAGGCTTCACCGGTTCGGGTTTCGGCGCCTTTTCGGTCGCGCTGATGGCGATCGAGGCGAGGCCGGCGCGCTGCCGGGGCCAGGTGACGGAGAGGCCGGCAGCTTCGGCCTCGGCAATCGCGGTATCGAGCGCCGCCGCAGCATCGCGGACGGCCTTTTCGGCTTTCGTGGTCATGAAGGTGCTCCTCTATGCGGCTGCAGCGGTCGACTGGATGGTGATCATGGTCGGATCGAAGGCACCGCCGCGCTTGTCGATACCGACCAGCGCGGACGGCACTGCCATGGTGATGGTGCGCGGGCCGCCCTGCTTGGAGAGAGCCGACTTATCGACGCTGCCGAGCGTGAAGTTCGGCACGTAGATCGACAGGAATTCCGAGCCCGGATCGTCGCCGTCCTTGGCGAACATCATGTGCAGGGAAAGCTGTTCCTCGCTGATGAAGTCGGCAACGGCCGTCACGTCCTTGCGCAGGGCCGTGAGGTTGAGCGAAACGAGCACGCTGCCGGTGAAGACGTCCGGAGCGTAAGGATTGCTCGGGGGCGCAACGACGTCTGGCGCGTTGGGCTGGATATCGATCGTGAGGTCGGCAGAAGTGAGGTCGAGCATGTCCTCGCCACCCAGCGAAACAGTGGCGCCGGTGGCCGACAGCGGCTCGTCGGTAAGCTCGGTCGGGTTGGTGAATACGGGCGCATCGGCGCCGGTCTTCGTTTCCATGCGGCCGGTGCCGGTCCATGCCGTATCGACCATGATGTTGCCGTTCGGCTGGAACGAGAACTTGGCCGAGCCCCACACGCAATCGGTGAAAACCTCCGAGGCATCGATATCGGTCTCGTGCTCCTCGATCGTGCAATAACGCTTCACGCGCTCGGCAGGATTGATGAGGACGCGGCCGGGCCGCACCAGCGAGAAACCGGCGTCGGCAGCGGCATGCGGGGTGAGGGTTTCGGCTACGGTGATGACCGTCGCAGTGAGCCCGGTGATGCGCAGGTTCCGGCCGTTGTTGGTGGCCTCGGCCGAGCCGGTAAGCCGCACGACATGGCCGACGCGAAGGCCTTCGGTGATCCAGCTGCCGCCAGCGGCGGTGATGGTATGCTCGGCAACGATGATCGACGTCATGTCGGCTGCGGCAAGCGTCAGGTCAGCGCTCGACCAGGTGCCGCGCATGACGGCCTCAAGGATCGATTCCATCTGGCCGATGAAAAGCTCAGAGGTGTAGGCGCCCGCCGTCTTCGCGGTGCCCTGCCGGCCCCGCAGCGACATGCCGTCACGGCGCACCGTCTGGCTTTCGACGGCTGCCTTGGTGAGGCGACCGCCCTGGCCGCCCGTCGTCAGCAGGACCGTGCCGCCGGCGCCGGTTGCCTGTTCGTTGATGGCGTTCTGGAACTTAAAGGCGATATAGCCCTGCGACTGCTCGCTATACATGGGTCTTTCTCCATAGAAAAACCCGCCATCGAGGCGGGTCGTGGGATTGCCAAAAAAGGGCCGGAGCTTCAGCCCCGGTGCCGATACTCGAAATCGCAGGCCATGGTGACGCACCACCAGTCGCCAACGCCGAAGGTTGGCGCCTTCTCGTCGACAGCAGGCCCGCCGTTTCCATGCCGGGGCGACCAGGTGCGGACATAACAACCGGCCTGCTGATCGTCGTAGAACGTCTTGGTCCGGAATATCTCGCCGATCTGGTCGGCATACTGGCTCGCCAGCGCCTTGCCGGTGCCCTTGGGCACAAAGACATGGGCGAAGATCAGGCCCCAGTATTCGAACGGATGATTGCCGGGCACGCCCTGGCCGACGATCTCGCTGCCCGAATTGACGACTTCCAGCATCACGAAGGGCATCAGCAGGCCATCGGCATCCACCGGCGGCCACGGGGCCGGCGGGTCCTCATTCTCGACGACGATCGGCGTCGTGTTCCAGTTGGCTTCAAGGCGCGCGCGGATCGCGGCCTCCGCGCCTGAATAGCTCGCCGGCATCGTCAAAGCTCCCGAATGACCATGGCCGGATAGCGGAGCTCCGACTTATTGCCCTGATGGCCCGCAACTGTCGCGCCGCCCATGAAGCCGCGCCAGTCGTAGATGATCCTGGCCGTATTGCCGAAGCGGCGGCGAACGATCGTCACAGCCTGCTCATAAACCCGGCTCGATCCGGGCACGCGCATGCGCATCACGCCCAGGTCGATCTTGCGGGCATAAGGCATCGTGTTGGTGATGATGACCTCATCACCGGCCTTCCATTCGCGAAGATCGGCAACGGCCACGCCGTTGAGGAACAGAGAATGCGCGTTCCGGTAGGCACCGGAGAGAACCGGCGATAGATCGAACAGCGTCTCCATCGCGAACCGCACGACTTCCTCGAGGCGGCTATAGCGATAGACGATGCGGCCATCGGGCCTCACCCGCTCCTCGGGCGCACCGAGAACGCCGTCAACGGTGCGGCTGAAGGATTGCGGCCGCGGATCGGCGGTCATCACCTTGCGGTGCTCGCGCTTCGCCGTATCGACGAGGATCTGATGCGTCTCCTCCAGCGTCTTCTGCGCCGCGATGCGGATCGACTGCACCGCCGAAACTGCGCGCGCCATTAGCCCTTCACCATCAAGTTGACACGGACCGTTTCCGTGCCCATCCGCAGGATTTCTGGATCACCCTCGATTTTGCAGGGCTTGCCGGCGATGACGACATATCCCACCTGCGTCGGCTCGCCGAAGCTGCCGAGATCGGTGGGCGAAATCGTTATCCGCTTGGTGGCCTGGGTGATGGTGCCGGCAAGATCATCAGCCTTCAGGCCGCGCACAAAAGCGCGAATGGTTTTCTGTCCGACCGTCGTATTGCCGGTGCGCAAGATCACGTCTTCGCCGTGCGCCTTCAGCTGCTTGTCGAGCATGGCAATGGCCTGGGCGGGGGTCATGACATTGCCCAGTTGCGATAGTTTTCGAGTAGGGAGGCGACGGTGCGATCCATCACCGCCGTGACGTCGGTACCGCCCGACCACACGGTTTCGCCGACGCCTTCGACGGTCTCGCTGCGCTTGAACAGGTCCTCGCGCGAGAGCGCATAGACCGACGAGATACGCAACAGGATTGCCGATACGAGATCGTCGGGCGCAGGATCGTAGCCCGCGACCATCTCGACAGCGATCCGAGTTCCAGGCTGGATGGCAGGCCAGACCTGGCCGGGCTTGAGCACGATGGACGGCGCCAGCCCTTCATTGCGCAGTTCGAAGACCGTTTCGGGCAACGTCTGCTCGGTGCCGTCGGGCGCCGAATAGATGATCGAATTCACCGACTGCACCGGCGCTGTCGCGACACGGCAGAAATCGGCAAGGCAATCACACTTGGCCGTGACGGTCTGCGTTGCGATGCGGATGCCGCAATAGGCCTCGACATAGGCACGGGCGCCCTTGATCGCGAGATTGATCGCCGCGTCCTGGCTCGTGTCATCGGCTGCGATATGCAGCTGGGCCTTGGCCTGTTCCGGGGTGACTGGTTCAGACCCGGCTACCTTTATGGTGGCGGGATACCACATCAGCCGCGCTTTTCCTTGGCAGGCCGCTTCACCGCCTTTTCGTGTTCCTGTTCGACGACAGGAACGGCGTAGCCGACATCGATAAGACGCTGGGCCTCCTTGTCGGGGAAGCGTTCAGTTTCCTCATTCACGGACAGCGCGAAGTCCGCGCCCGCCATGCTGGTGAGCATCTTGATTTTCATGGTCGTTCTCCTTCGGCTCATGGGGGCAGGCGACCAAAGCCGCCTGCCGTGATCAGCCGAACTCGATTAGGAAGCCGCAGTGATCAGGTGCTTGACGGCGGCGGTGTCACCGAGCTTGCCGTCGAGGCGCACCAGACCCAGCAGGCCGATGTCGGGCGCGAAGCGTTCGCGGGCGACGAACAGAACGATGCCGCCGACCTTGCGGACGAAATACTTGCCGAAGTCGCCGAACAGCATGACCTTCGTCGCCGCCGCCGTACCGGGGATGGACGCCATCGCCTGATTGATCGAGTAGCGATAGCCGAGGATGGTCCCCGGAACGCCCTTCTGCACGTCGCCCGCCGACCAGATGTAGCGGTTCTCGCTGTCCTTCAGCTTGCGGAAGGCACCGAGGGTGTTGTCATTGAACATGAACCGCACCTTCGGGGACCCGCGATAGGCGGGATCGACCGAATGCACGAGATCGATGACCTCGTCGGTGGTGATCGCGGTGGCGGAGGCCGTGGTCTTGCCGAGCGTGGAGCCGGTGACGATGCCGCTGGGATCGCCGGTGCCGTCGCCGGTCGTCAGTTCGGTGTTGGCACGGCGGCCGAGGCGCTGGCCCAGCAGGTCGCCAAGCAGGGTCTCGAAATTGAAGATCGAGTCCTGCGCCAGTTCCCAGCTGAACCTCACCCACTCGGTATCGTAGGCAAAAGCGTTCAGCGTCTTCTTGCCGAAGGTGGCGTCGCTGCCCCCGTCATCGGTCACCGTGCCGCCCTCGGTATGCTGTCCCACCGGCACGGAAGTGTCGTCCACGGTCGGCAGGTCGATCGGGTTGCCGCCGGTCGTGGTCATGACCGTGCAGATGTCCTCGTCATACATCGGCCCCCAGGCCTTCATCGAAACGATGATCTGGTTGCTGAGT